GCAGAAAGGGACTCAACCTATTCCCATGCCCTCGCTGAACGCATCCGCGAAGCACGCCGCGCTTCAGCCCTGCGTACAACACGATTCGTATCCTTCTGCGAACAGGAACTGAAAAAGAGAGAGTTGCCTGTCTCTGGCCCCGGTTCGCTGGAGCTGCTTCAGGTGGAGCTCTACAAACGCATTGATATCGTCGAGCGCGAAGGCGGAGAACTGAAACGTCGCTGGCAGCACTGCCTTGCCGAGGTGACGGTGCGGTTGATGGGGAACGCGGAGAAAGATGAACTCTCAGAACCCCAAAAATAAAAAGTAGGCTTTTTAAAAATAAAAAGTAGGCTTTTTCATATAAAAAAGTATAGCTTTTTTCGGGAAAAGGTCTGGAAAAGGGAAATAGGATATGGCATCGCACAAATTCACACCTGAGAACATACCACCCGAACAACTCTTGACGCAGTTCTCGTGGAACGACCCAATGGTGTCGGGCTACGTCAAGAACTTCTTTGTCTATCTGACGCGCGACGCATTGCGCAACATGGACCGTCTGGGCATCGAGAACCGCAGCAGCATGTTGCGCCGTGCTATCTACTGGAAGACGTGGCGGGCGGCGGGCGGCGACGTGCAGATGTTCACGCTCATGTACCAGCGTTATGCCAAGTTCGTGGAGCTGGCATTGGGTAAAGGTCACGAACTGGTGAAGATTGCGGAGATTGGCGGTCCTGGGTGGCGACCTATTCCGCGTCCCGACGGAAAGCCGCGCAAGGCCAAGCCGTTCATCACCTCCGAACTGCGTATGCAGGTGCGCAAGTTCGAGAACATGCTGCTCTCGCAGTTTGCCTTCCGTGGCACAGCCTACATCCTTTGGGGCTTGCAGGACAAAGACCCCGATGCACAGCGCGAACTCCGACGCTTGCAGAAGCAATTCATCCGATTTGAACGCAGACAATAACACAAACACGATATATGGCACGTAACAACGTACAGACCACCGTCCACGTCGGCATGGACGTGCAACTCGCCAAACGCAATGCCGAAGCCTTGAAGGAAGTCATCGTCATGCTGAAAAACGAGTTGAAGCAGCAGCGGGCTATCATGGAGTCGCCCATCAACATGGAAGCCTACAACAAGGCTTCCGAGGCTGTCAATAAACTCACCCTCCAGATACAGACCTTGCAGAAGGTGCAGCGGTCGGCTACACCTGCTTCGGCATACGAGAGTTTCATCAGCGGCGACGTGATGAACAGCAACACCCTCCGACAGGCTATACGCGGCGGGAAGAACCGACTGAACACGGTGCCCGTGGGCGCAAGCGACCAGACCTCGCGCACGTTCATTAACGACGTCAACCGCGCCACGATGGATTTGAACCGCTTGCAGGCTGGTTTCTCCAAGCCGTTGCAGTCGGTGAAGAAAGAGCTGAACGACCTGAGCGGCAACGAACTCAACCGTCTGCTGCAACTGCTCAAACAGGAACAACAACTGGTGCAGGGCAACGAAAAGGCATGGGCCAGTTATTCAGCTGCCATCGCCAAGGTGGAAGAGCGGATGCGCGAGTACGACACCGTAGCCCGTCAGCAGATGGGAGCCAGCACGCTCTCAAAGGCGCAGTCGGGCGGTTTCGCCACAGCCAACGAGCGTGACATGCAGCGTGCCATCGACAAACTGAAAGAATACCGCGCCGTCATCAACGACCCCAACGGCAGCGGGAAATCCACATACGAAGCCACCAATGCAGAGATACAGAAATTGCAAGTCAATCTCGACGTGTTGAAGCAGAAGGAACTGGAGGCGACGGGACAAAGTATGTCGCGCGCCTCCGCCCTTCAGATTGGTATGCAGACGCTCAACGGCACATTCGCTGGCACCACTCAGCAACTCAACCTCGCCAAGCAAGCCCTCGAAGCCAACATGCTCACCGCAAAGCGAGGCAGTGCGGAATACAACGCGATGCGTCAGGCACTGAACGGCATCGAACTGGAACTGAAGAATGTCGGCACGTTGTCGAAAGAAGTCCAAGCCGTTCTCGACCAACCCAAGGGCAAGTCGTTCAACGCGCTGAAACAGGCGGTGGAGCAGGGACGTTTGGCACTGAACGCGATGGACCGCAGCACCGAGAAGGGACAGAAGGAGTTTGAAGAACTGGCGGCAAAGGTGAAGGCGGCGGACATTGAGATGAAGTATCTCGGCAATCATTCCAAGGGCACTGCCTCTGCCTTCGACAAGGCGTGGTCGCGCTTAAAGACCTACGTCGGGCTGTATGTCGGTGCTGCCGTGGCGATGCAGAAACTGACCGCAGCGATGGGCGACCTGCTGGAACTCTCCGACAAGATGGGTGAGGTGCGTAAGACCACGGGCTTCACCGCCGACGAGGTGGGACGGCTGAGTGGCAACTTAGCAAAGCTGGACACGAGAACTTCGCTCACGCAACTCATGGAATTGTCGTCGTTAGCAGGCTCTGTCGGCTTGAAGACGCGGGAGGATGTGCAGGGCTTCACCGAGGCTGCCGACCAGTTGATTGTGGCCCTGCCGGAACTGGGTAATGAAAGTGCCCGCGCCATCATCAAAATCGCCAATGCTACTGGCGACTTGGAGAAAAATAATAACAACGTGCGCGAGACGCTGGAGAAGGTGGGTAGTACGATTATCGCTCTGCGTGCCAACTCGGCTTCTGCTGCCGGACCTATCACGGACTTCGTGAGCCGTGTGGGTGCCGTGGGTGCTCAGGCAGGTATCAGCATCGACCAGATTGCAGCACTCGGTTCTACGATTGATGCCCTGGGCGGTCGCGTGGAGATGTCGGCAACGGCACTCTCGCGTATGATTCCTGCCATTAGGAACAACTCCTTCGCCATCGCCAACAGCATCGGCGTGACAGAGAAGTATCTGAAGACACTGGCACCGATGGAACAGATGGTGCTCATCTTCCAAAAGATGCGCGACAACATCGCGGGCATTGACACCTCCACCGAGCAGGGACAGGAGCAGATGGCACAGACCATCGAAGGAATGTTAGGACGGAACGCCACCATGCGCGAGGTGATGAAGGACCTGGAACAGCAGGGGGCCCGCGCCGGCATCGTGTTCGGTCTGCTCTCGCAGAATGTGGACGAACTGGAGAATCAACTCAAAATCGCCAGTGAAGCCTACCGTGAGAACACGGCACTGGCCAATGAGTTCAATAACATGAACGAAACGACGGCTGCGAAGTGGGAACGATTGAAGAACCAGATAGAGGAGTTATTCGTGGGAGATCAAGCGCAAAGGTGGTTGGGTACGATAATAGACGGGTTTAGAAAGATTGTGGACTTGCTGACGGGGCCGTTAAAGACTGCAGTGTTTCAATTAGGCATCGTTTTTGCCACCTTCAAATTGGGGGTTGGTGAAGCAGTTGTGGCTATGCTCGGATGGCTAACTAACGTAGGCCGTATTGTTGTTCAGTCGGCCCGTGCAGTAACCAGTATGCAGGCGCTCGCCGCATCTACACGTCTTGCACGCATGGGATGGAAGAAGATGGAGGCGGCCATGAAAACGAATATCTGGGGAGCCGTAGTGGCAGCCATAGGATTGGTTGTTTACAATATATATGAGCACATCAAGGCCGTAAAAGAAGCCGCTGCAGAAATCGGACGTTTCAACCAGCAACTCGCTAACGAGAAGAAAGCGTTGGACGACCTCTTTACTCCCCTGCAGAAGTCTAACATCGCACAGGACCAGCGCAGCAGACTCATCTCGGAAATCAACTCCAAGTACAGCCGCTATCTGGGATTCATGCTCAGCGAGACCAACAGTGCTATTCAGTTGGCCGATGCTCATGCCCTCATTGCCAAGCGCATCCGCGAAGAAGCCTACGAGAAACGGATAATGGACCAGGAGGATAAGGTGCGCCAGCGACACACCGAAGACATCAACGCGGCATACGGTGGCATAGAAAACGCCGTGCGCGATGCAGCCCGTGGCAATACAAACGTGCAGGACGTCACGGACAGCCTAAAGCGGTTTGTGGATTCGAGTATGCCGCGTATCTTGCAGACTTCCGCCGTGTCAGCGTTCTCGGGGACGAGCGTTGGAAAGGAGCTTGAACAGCGCATCGAGCGCATGGTCGTAGATGGTAAGCTCAGCCGCGATGCAGCCCGCGATGTATATCGCGCCGTGACCAGCTACGCAAAGGAGGCACGCAGCCAAGCCGAAGAGATGCAGCGCGCAACAGCCAACAGTCGCGCCGACCTGCGCAACACACAGCGCGAGATAGTCGGTGACATCAATGCCAACCTGAACAATCTCGTGAAGAACATCCGGGACTTCGGAAAGCCGACTCCCGCAGTAACCGCAAAACAGACGCAGCAACAGAAACCCTTGCAGCCGCAATGGGGGCAGCAGTCTATTGACTGGCGGGGAAACTCGCAAGTGCAAGCCAATGTACAAGCACCGCTGCCGTCCGACAGGCCGCAGATAGACAAGAAGAATATCGAGAAGGTGAAGCAATACGTGGAGTATCAAGACCAGCTTCGCGGCTACCTGCAAGCCAACGCCGGGCATATCGACGAGCAGACGCGCAAGACGGCTGAAATGTATCTGGAGTCGGAAGAGGAAATGAAGAAACTCCGCGCCCTTCTGCCCAAAGACGCAGGCTCTGGCTCCGGCGGCAACGGTGGTCTCGGCAGTGGTGGCACCAACCCCTACGGCACTTACAACCGCATTAGCGACTCCTACGACAAGTGGGATGCAGACACATTGGTTAATCGCCGCAAGGAAATGCTGGAGCGTGTGCGGGCGTTGGCGAATGGTGCCGACGTGCAGGCGGTGCTCAGCGAGGATGCGGAGTTTATCACGGAAGCCACACGCAAGAATATCAAGGACACGAAACAGGCAATCGAGTGGTACAACACCGAACGACTGAAGATACAAGATGCCCTGCATGAGCGCTACCTGACCAACACGGGTGACTGGATGGACCCGAAGAAAGGTGGCAAGAAAGCCAGCAAGATGGTGCAGGACGAAATAAAGTATTACCTCGACGAACTGGATGCCTACTACACCGAGCGCAAGGCGAAGATACAGGAGCAGCAGAACGACGAGGAAATCAGCGAGGCAGAAGCCCGCAACCGCACACTGGCCAACGAGGCTGAGTGGCAGCAGCGACGAGGCAAACTGCAGCAACTCTATTCAAAGAAGCGCAAGGAGGTGGTGCAGAAAGAGGCGGATGCCATCTACTCCATCCTATCCGACCGCACGGGCGATAGCACCGACTACATCAAGAAGGACATCAACAACACGATTAAGTTCATCGAGAAGGTAGGCACGGAGAAAGGCAAGCCAGCTATGGACCGCATCTATGGAGATATCGATCTCGGCATGGAGAGGTCTTTCCTTCGTCAGCGCAACGCCATCGGACAGCACATGAAGGACATCACCGCCATCATCAACAAGGAGAATCCCTACGCCGGCATCACCGAGGAACTGCGCAAGAACCTGGGCACGATGGATGCGTTGCTGACCGACATCGAGAAGGACGAGGAGCGCACAGTGGAGAAGGAGATTGAGCGCACGATGTTCATCCTGGAACAATCGACCAAGGGCTACGCCCTGACGTGGGAGGAACTGATGCGCGAGATGGCGAAGCGTGGTTGGCAGGCTTGGGCTGATGCCGTCAACGGTGACACGCAGACGCAGGAGCGGCTGATGCACCAGGTGTATCGCGTGTTCGAGAAGGTGCAGGATGCCATCAAGAAGGAGGCATCGCAACTGAAGAAGGATGCCGACATCATGTGGAGCAACATCCTGTTGCCTGGTGGTGACGGCAAGACGACCATCAAGGATGCCTTCGAGCAGACCATTGGTGCGCTGGGCATCGAGGAGGGACGTGTGTCAAGAGCCAACTCGCTCATTGGTGCAGGACAGGCCAGTGAGCGTGTAGCCGACCGCATAGTCATCCAGCAGATGAAGGTGCAACTCGCCATGCAGCGGTATCAGTACAGTCTGGTGCACAAGATTGGCCGCGAGAAGATAGAGAGCCTGAAAAAGGAGGCACAGGAGAACGAAGCGATTGGCAACATCGAGAAGGCCCGCCAACTGCGGATGCAGGCGCAGAACGCTGAGATGGCGCTGAACCTCGCCACGCGCAAGGAGCAGACCGAGGAACTGAAACAGCAGGAGGCCATCATCGCAAAGACGGAAGAGAGCGAGGCACGGCTGTATAAGGAACTGAAGGAATGGGCTGATCTAATATCTTCTTCACTCCAAGACGTCTTCGAGGCCTCGAACACGGGTCAGGCTGACTTCTATACCGAGCAGGCAAAGAAACAGTTGACGGGTGAAAGCACCAGCGGCAACTACATTGTCGTTGAGAACGCCGGCACAAAGGACGCCAGCGCATCATACAGGACACTTAGCGATCGAGAGGTGCTGGACATCGAGCAAAAAAACGCCAGGGCAGATGCTTGGAAGAAACTGATGGACGACCTGAATGCGAAGATGTCGGAAACCATCACCGACCAACTGAATGCCATGCTGCAGAATGCGAGCATTGATGCGAATACGAAAGCGACGATACAGAACACTCAGGCCATGCTCGGACTGACGGGAGCGATGGGCGGCGACGCTGCCGCAGGTATCGGAACCTCGCTGGGCAGCAGCTTCGGGCTTGGAACAAGTGGTGAAGGTGGCAGCACTGCCGGAAGCGGGGGCGACCTCAATATGCCTCCTGCGGTGAGCGACGCCGACCCCGAATCGTATGAACGCTACGCGAAATGGGTGGAGACCTACAACGCCGGACAGGAGTCGATGGGGCAGAAGACCAAGGACACCAACACGAAGATACAGCAGAGCACACAGAGTATGTTTGCGAAGATGACTGCCGCCGCCAACCTCTATGGCATTGCTTACCAGGCAATGAGCAACGATAACCTGAGCACTGAGCAGAAGTTCGGGATGATAGCCGTCCAGGCAGCTGGCCAATCAGCTATAGCTATGATGTCGGCCCAAATGTTCAAGTCCGAGACGAATGCGTTGGTATCGCTGCCGGAGATTCTTGCCGAATGCTTGAGAATAAATCCTATCGCAGGTACTGCTATCTTTGCCGTATTAAGTGCGTTAATCGGTGCAGGCCTTGGAGTTGCAGCAAGCAAATTAGCTAAGGGAAAATCACAGGTGGCACAAGTTACGGGGGCATCTGCTTCGGCTGGCAAGCTCACTACAGGTATGCTCACCTACGCCGAGGGCAACGTGAACGAGTTCACTGATCCCTCATCACTGACCCCCGGACGGCAATACAACGTGGATGCTGCCGACGGGCGTACCTACCGAGCCCGCTACATGGGACGCAACCCCAAGACTCACCTTACCAATGGACCTGAGTTTCATCTTAGTGGGGAACGAGGGCGTGAGATGATTATCGACGCCGGAACAACACGACAAATAACGATGAATGAAAGCGCAATATGGCACGCCATACGAACCCTCAGCGCCGGTGGACGCATCAGCGCTACAAACCGAAGAGGACGTGGTATGGCCGTTTTCGCCGACGGTAATGTTGATAACTTCATAGATAATTCAGCGCCCAGCGATTTTGGCGCAGGAACAAACAGCCTGTCTGCCGAACAGATGCGTGGATTTCAAGCTTCGCTCGATCGCAATAGCGAAGTGCTGGAGCGCGCGCTTACCGAGGGCATCAAAGGCATCTTTAATGTCTATGGGAAAGGCGGGCTCGTAGATTCCTATGACAAAGGCAAAAAGACACTCAACCGCTATGGGGAACGCTACTAAACATCAAACTATATGGGACGCTCATAATCCTCGAAGCGAGGTCAGCGGTGCCAGCGTCGCGGTAGCTGGTAGCAACCTAAAGGGACGTGGACCGTAGACCCGGGCCTTACTCGTTGTCACCCACCCCGCCCCACCGATTGCCGTCACCTTGAATAGATTGATGTTAAAAGATACACGGGCCCTTACCTTTGCGGTCGCAGCCCCCCTGCGACTCGCCTTTTTATGCACCGCCGTCCCGTATGTTGCGATTGTGTCGCAACCCAGGCTACAAAGATTCGTAAAAGCTGTGATTCCATCGCAACCCAACCTCGTTAATTTCGTAATTCGTGCCTGTTCATGCTAAGAAAAATGTAATTCCGTATAATTTTTTAGCGGAAAAGTTGCAATGTTTCGAGAAAAACATGTTACCTTTGCCGCTGTCAAAACCTCGGTGCGGATAATAGATGCCGTCATTAAACGGTATTTTTTACGCCCATATCAATTACAAACCATAAAATTCGGTCACACCGCGTCGGGGAACGAGAAGGAACCCGGAGTTCAGCACTGAGGAACTTGACAACGCGTAGTGTGACCGATTTTTTATTTTGCACTATTCCACATTATGGCAACAGAAGGAAAAGCTTATAATAAGGCTCTCATAAAAGCAGCAGAACTTATTGATAAAATGAGAGAAAAAAACTGCAATGCAATAGAAGAAGACATTTTAAATATCTTCCCCGAACTCAAAGAGAGTGAGGGAGAGAGGATAAGGAAAATGCTAAAAGCACTTGTTGTATGGTCTACAAGTTATTCAGCAAGCGGTGTCACCAAAGAAGACGCTGAAACGATGCTGAATTGGCTTGAAAAACAAGGTAAATATGCCGATAATGTTGAGCCAAAGTTTCATGAAAGTGATTGGGTTATTTTAAATGAAAATCATAATAGTATATATCAAATAGAAAAATAGAAAATTATCATTATGTTCTTAGACATATATTAGGAGGCTCTTTAAGTATTCCTTTTGGTAATACAAATCATATTAGATATTGGACTATCCAAGATGCAAAGGATGGTGATGTGCTTGCAAATGACAATGAAATTGTAATTTTAAGAAAAAATACTTTTAATGAAAAAGATTTGAGTGGTTGTATGTTTGTGCATTGTAGCCTCCGTGATAAGAAAGGTTATTGGTACACTATTGGCGGGATTAATCCATCTAATTATGTACCAGCTACTAAAGAACAAAGAACTAAATTGTTTGAGGCAATGAGAGAAGCCGGATATGTGTGGGATGCTGAGAAGAAAGAGTTGATGAAGATTGATAATGAAATAGAAATTCCCTTTGGTGCTTATGATAGTGAATTGCAAGACGCTACTTACTATATTCCTAAAGGTTTTCATGCTGAAATAGATGATGATAAGGTAGTTATTAAGAAAGGTGAAAAGCCTGCTGAGTGGAGTGAAGAGGATGAAAAGATGATTCGCGGACTAATTGTAATATGTGACGAGTGGACAACAAGTCATTCTTTCTATCCTATAGGAAATTGTGAAATGGAGAAATTAAAAAAATGGCTAAAATTCCTCAGACCTCAGAAGCAGTGGAAACCAACTAAAGAACAAACAGATGCTTTAGATGAAGTTTATAAAACTCACGGAGCTAATTCTGCTTGTCGTAGAGTGTTAATAACATTATTAAATGATTTAAAGAAACTATCAGAATAAAGTTGTGGAAGCACCAGAGAAAAATAAATTCAACGTAAGCAGAAGCCCTGAACATCAATGCTTAACGTCTCGTCCTTTCCTCTGCAATTCTATTGCAGGTCCTCCAAAACGAAAATGAAAACAAAAAATAATGAGAATTAACTATGGGTATCATCAATTTCTTTAAGACGCTGAAAAGAAAGCGCGAAGCGGAACGGCTGGTGAAGGCACAGGCTGAGCGAGAACGGTACCAGGAGCGAAAGCGGATGATAGTCGAATACCTCAATGAATACCGCCGCAGGAAGTCCGAGCGAGAAACGGAAAGGTATTTCAATGACCTGAAAGAAGCGGAGAAGGAAAACGCAGTCTGCCCGCTGTGTCACTCCAAGAATGTCGTCCATCATATCGTGCGCACAAAAGGTGAATTACACGGCGATGGTTCATCGCATTTCAGTATCAGCAGTTTTCTGTTCAGTCACAGCGCATACAGTAATTCAGGCTGGAAGATTGACGAAGTACTTGACACGCTACCCGTAAACAAATGCAACGACTGCGGACATGAGTGGAATATCAAGAAAGCGGAACGAGTGGAGACGAATGACTGGTATTGCCACACGTTTGCGCAATTATTCTATGATGAAATCGAGGATCATCTGAAAATTGACTTTGACCCATACGACAAGACCGAGCAATACAACTCGCTGGAGGAAAAACAGAAAGCCTTCGCAGAGAATGTTTCTAAGAGATTCTTCATAGAACCGCTCCGCAATGCGCCCAGATACATGCTCGACTATATGGTGTTCTACGGTCATAGCAAATATGGCGACAACCCCGAAATCTTCGGCTTCAAGCCAGACGACGATGAGTATTCATACATCATGCCCGACCGCCTCTTTGAGATTGTGAAAAGGCTTATCAAATGGGAGGGAGAAGATAATAATTAAAGGGAGGAATAACTATGCCAAGAACTGAGACATTCTATTTCGATAACTTCGACAACTGCATAGAACTGCATCGCAGCGACCGCACGACGGCTAACAGGTTGGCTGACAACAAGGGTCAGGCGCTCGGTACGTTCCTCGCCCTGCTGGTGAATGAGCTGGACCGCCTCAGAAACGGCGAAGCACTAAGTGTGACAATAACAAAAGAATTATGACCTATGGCATTACGCACATTTATGATTCAGGAGGCTATCTGCTGCCTTCAAGAAGCAGCGGATAATCTGAAGAGACCTCCAGTCCACATGCTCGACCAGTATAATGCTGTAGAGAAGATTATTGAAGAATTAAAAAATGAACTGCAAAAGGAGAACTGACCTATGAGTTATATTGCAAGACAACCTAACGGACTGCTGTGTAGGTTCTCATCCATGGTGGATGCTGTGACGCACATCAACATGAGCGAAGAGGACTACATTGAAATGTGCGCCGAAAGAGCGAGAGAAGAAGCGAAGCGTGATTTGGAGGACAAGCGTTTTGTCAAGTCTTTCGATTGCGTGTTGGAAGACACTCGCTTCGACAACATGACTTACGACGAGTGGCAGGGCTATCTGAAGGAAATGGGTTACAACGGTCCTGAGATGCCTTTCAAGCCTGGCGACAAGGTAAGGTTGGTAAACCAATCGGACGGCATGAATGGGCGTAAGGCTGTTGTCGAAAGGGCCTACCCCAACAATCGGACGGACAAAATAGATGTGGAAATAAGATTCGACGACGAGCAGGATGCTACCTACCTGTATAATGACTACGATTTAGAAAAGGAGGAATGACTATGGAACAGAAAGAAATTAGCAAATTGACGACTTGGGATAATCTTTACAAGGAGTTTGGCCAGAGCATTCTTCGGATGGACGCTCTTCTGGATTTCATTGAGCATTGTATGGAACCTGATGGCAGGTCAGTGACATTGGATAATCCCATCAACCGATACGGAAACATAGAGATGGGGAAAGAAGAAACCCTGCCGCTTGTAACCTCCGCCCTAACGAAGGAGAAGGAAAAGGCAATGGGACTGGCACGTCAGATGACGGCTTTGCTTGATGAAGCAGACTTCGAGATGTGGAACCGCGTTGTCGTTTCTCCGAAATGCCGTGCAGCGGTCGAAAAGTGGAAGGAGACTCTGAAGGATGAAGACGGCGGCATCCGTGCCACCTTCGACCGACTGCACGGAGGATTGGTGGAACAATAAGAAAATGGAGGACTGACTATGACAGAATCATTAAAGAAGGTGATGCTCGATTGTTATGAGGCACGGCTACTAAACCAAGCAAACGGTATGAAGGACTCACCGCTTTTACAGATGTGTCTTACCTCGTTCCGTCACGGCATTGAGAACACACTGGACGAGGTTGAGCCGAAACTGCAAAAACTGAAGAAGCTGGCCGACGCGATGTACACGGCAGCACAGTACCTGACTACCGACGCTTCGCATCTACGCAAGGCGATGGAGGAATATCATCAATTTATCATTAACGAATAAAAGGAGAAATAACTATGGAAAGATTATTTGATTTTGAGGTATACGACGTGGTGCGCCTGAAAGGAAGTGACGAAAAACAAACTGCGCTAATCGACGGCAGCGGCACGAAAGAGTATCGGGAACATCTGGAGGTGGCGTTCCGTTTTTGGGATGGTTGCCAATGTTGCTATGTTCTTAATACAGGCGATGATGGCATCTGTTTGATTTGCGATGAAGACTCATTGGAGCTGGAAGAAAAAGCGCCTATGCCTACGCCAGAAGAAGTACAGCCGGAGCCCGCCAAGGAGAGCTACTTCCTCGGCTATGTCTATCGCATCAATAATCGCCTCGTGGCAGCAGAAAGTTTAGAGAAGACCATCGAACTGTTCCGCAGCCATCCGTCGCATCAAAACGAAACCATCGAGACCATCGGCTTGCAGAGCCAAGACCTCGCACTGATACAGAACGGAGAGGAGGAATAACCCTATGATACAAGACTTGACACGCACGGACTTGGTGCGCCTGATTCGCGGATGTGAACCAGGCATGGAGCACGTCGGCATGTTGCAGCAGCATGGGCTGGGCGAATATGTCGGCGGCATGAACGACCATTGGGAATGGACAGATAAGGAGTGCGACCACTGGAATGATGTCAGCGAAGAAGAGCTGTGGCAACTCTACCTCACCATCACCAACGACGACCGCAACGAATATGCACCGTCGCAGGTGTATGTCGTGACCGACGGCTATGAGAACGCGGAGGTGCAGGCCGTCTTCACCGACGAAGCGACTGCCGAGCGTTACAAGGATGCAGAAGGCAGGTTCGGATGGGTGATAGAACCCATCGACCTCAATCCGCAATTCGGGGAGCGCGAGAAGGTATGGAAGGCTTCGCTGCAAGTGACAACACTGGAGATGTCCTTGGAACCCGACCAGAGCTTTGGCCGCGAAAACCTCCTTACAGGCTACATACGTCGGTGTGGCGACTGCCTCTGCACATGGCTACGCGCCACGGACCGCTACGATGCTTCGGCAAAGGCCAATGAGGTGTTCCTTTCTGTCACACGCGGCAGGGAACAGGGCAAGTTCCGCTACCTCAACCAGGAAATATATCTGCCCGTCCGACAGTACCCCGACATCAAAAAATGCCCGTTCTACGATGTGGCAAGCGGAAAGATAGTCATGGGCGACATCGGCGCGGCACTGCTCCCGAAGAGTGAAGCCCTCCTGCCCGACGGCACACCGAACCCCGACATCTTTATCCTGCTCGACCGACATATTGTGGAACATAAATAAAACGACCACGAATTACTCACGAATTGAACGAATGATAAAACTCTTTAACCGATTGCTGGATTTGATAAACATCCATCCCGATAAGAATCAGAGGTGGACGCTCTCGACGCTGTTCGTCGTAGGACTGCTGGATGCCTACGTCGGCCCCGCCATCTCGAAGGCATGGGTGACGGAACTACCCGCCGAATGGCTGGCGTTCCAGTCGCTCGTATATTCCGTGGTCGGATTGCTCATTGGCATGATATGGAAAGGCTGGGTACGCCGCAAGGCTATCCAGTGGTTCACGGTACTCTGCATCATCGAGTCTGCTGCGGGCTTCTGTGTCGGCATGTGGCTTTGTTTCGTAGAGTACAACGTATGGGTGCTGGCCATCGCCTGCCTGCTCTATGGCACACTGGTGTCGGAGTTCATCGGGAAATGTATAATGGCGTTTCGCCCAAAGCTATGGAACGAGAAGGAGCGCGAGGTGTACGACAACAACAACGACGTGGTGTGTGGCATCTACTGCATCATTGGTTATGTCTGCGCACTGCTGTTTATGCCATCGCTGAAAGTCGCTATGTTCGTATGGGGACTGTGCTGCGGAATTGACAACATCGGTTGGATTGTGGTGTACCACAAAAATCGCCAGAAATTCTCCGAGATAGATTGAACGGATTTGATGGATTCCAAAAAAAACTGTACAATGCAACTGCAACTCGACACGATATATAACATGGACTGCTTGGAGGGAATGAAACTCATTCCCGACGGGACGGTGGACGCGGTGATATGCGACTTGCCGTATGGCGTGCTGAACAGTCAGAGCGAGGGCGGGTCGTGGGATGCGGTCATACCTTTTGCACCGCTGTGGGAGCAGTACCGCCGTGTATGCAAACCCAATGCCGCCATCGTGCTGTTCGCCCAGGGAATGTTCACGGCAGACCTCATGCAGAGCAATCGGAAGATGTGGAGATATAATCTCATTTGGGATAAGGTGAGGGCGACAGGCTTCCTTAACGCCAACCGTATGCCGCTCAGGAACCACGAAGACATCTGCGTGTTCTACGACAAACTGCCGACGTACAATCCGCAAATGGAGGCACTGAACGGACGTGAGCGGAACCATCCGCAGGGCCACGGCGACCATGTGGAGAAAAACTCCTGCTACGGCAAGGTGGGCGAATCAATCCGACCTACGAGGACAAGAAGCATCCCCGCTCCATCATCGTAAAGCAAGCCGTGCATTGCAACGAAGGCCAGTTCCACCCCACCCAGAAGCCCGTTGACCTGCTCCGCTACCTCGTACTGACGTACACCAATTCGGGGATGGTAGTTTTGGACAACTGCATTGGCAGTGGCACAACAGCCATCGCGTGTCTGAAGGAGCATCGGCACTTCATCGGCTTCGAGACGAACAAGGAATACTTCGACAAGGCCGTGCAGCGCATCGAACGTGAACGGCAGCAGTTGACACTCTTCTAAACAACGGATTGAACGAATTAAACGGATTGTATTTCGCAATAGTACCAAAACAAAAAGAGAAAACAATGAAAAGGTTTCGATTGAACATTTGCAAGACCGACAACAGAGGTTGGTTGTATCTGCTCCCGTCGGTGGAGTATCGGCATCATGTGTGGTATCTCTGGCAACTGAGTGTCTCGTGGTTGCGATGGTCGTTCACGTTTGATCTCATCGACAATAGGGAGGTTGATAAATGACAAAAATGAAAACCATAATCCAAGTAAAAATCCTGCACCTGCCATTGAAGGCTCAGTGGTACGACATGCAAGAGCGTGGCGAGAAGCCGGAAGAATACCGCGAGATAACGCCATACTGGTGCAAGCGATTCCTCGGCTTTGACACTGCACTGTTTTCGTACCGCTATAACTACAAATCGTGTAACACCAAAAACTACACCCACGTCCTCTTCCGATACGGCTACACAAAGCGGTGTTTCATTCGCAAGATAGACAGCATCACCATCGGCCGGGGCAATCCCGAATGGGGAGCACCTGCAGACCGCGATGTATTCATTATCCGACACCATAAGGAAGATTCACCAATCATTAAAGGGAAAGACCTATGACACCAGACATCATCATCAAAGGCAAGGCTCTCTACACAACGAAAGGGGCGGCACGCGAATACGGACGCATCGGTTGCAACTTCTACACGGGTTGTCCGCATGAATGTACCTACTGCTACCTGAAGCGTGGCGCACCATCGAAGCAGCTGGGCGGGAATAAGGTGCGGCTGAAGGCGTGCTTCAAGAACGAGTTCCATGCCGTCGACATTCTGCAACAGGAAATGGACAAGTGGATAGAGCCCTGTCGCAAGTACGGCATCTTCCTCTCATTTACTACAGACCCAATGATAGATGAGACGCGACACCTGACCTGCTCTGCCATCTTTGCTGCAATCCCTCGGGGCATCCACGTGTGGGTGCTTACGAAGGACGGCTCCTTCATCTACGATGCGGCCATCATGGCGTACCTCGAAAGTATAGATCCTGACAAGCGGTCAAGCATCCACTTCGGATTCACGCTCACAGGACACGACAAGCTGGAACCGCGTGCGAGCACCAACGACAACCGCATCATGGCGATGCAACGGATGCACCTCATGGGCTTCTCCACCTTCGCCAGCATCGAGCCTGTCATCACATGGGAGGCAGCAGAGAGAATGGTGCGCCAGTCGCTCCCGTATTGCGACCACTACAAACTCGGTCTGCGCAGCGGTGTGAAGAAGGACTACTACGACATCGCTGAGAGCGATGCTGCCATCATGCGCATCGTGCAGACGGTGGAAAACTCCGGCAAGACCATCTACCTGAAGGAGAGCACCCGCCGGCTGCTGCAACAATACTTCCAGCCCGGTGCCTACGAAGCCTTCCTCTCGCACACCGTGGATATGGATGGGAAACGGATTGAATTGTGAACACGAATTAGCATGAATTACTCACGAATTAACAGAAATAAAACTTTAAGATTATGAAAATTGTAAGATTTGACGAAAAAGGGTATTGCCAATTTGTTTATTTTAATTGGCGTAGATTAAAGTTTGAAACAAGTTGCTGGGCAAAAAGCCTTTCGGGGTTGCTTGACAAGACCAAGGGCAAGAAGCACCTGATTATAGGCTTGTGGAATCATTAAGAATAATTATGAAACTGAAGACAGCAAGCAAGATACAAAAAGCCTTATGGCTGACTATCTGGTTTCTGATGCTCCCATTCTCTATCGTTGGCATCCTCATAGACAGTTTGGTAAAACCATTCAAATGGGTGCTTGAAGAACTGGATTCCCTTCGTTTCCGTATCGGAAACAGACTTCTTCGCATGAGTGACGAGGTGAAAGACGGAACAATCAAGAACGAGTATTTCATCCGCAACCTTACAGCAACAGAAGCATACATCCATCTGAAAAAGAAACAACAACAAAAATAGGAAAGAATTATGGCACAGAAGAAGAAAACAATCAAAGACTATCAGGAGGCTTTCAAACAGCTGTTCCGCGAAATGGAAAAGGAGTTGGATGCGGAAGTGTCCAATGTGACGATATACGCAAGGGAGCAATACCTATGCGACAGCGACAAAGGAGTTTCCATCTCCACGCTATCCAGAGAAGGCACGACTCGGGTTGTCTTTTGCAACATTTCGGTTAGTGACGAGGTGAGCCTGTCCGCATTCTGATTTGTTAGATTTTGAAACGATTTGTATAATTTCTCGCGAAGCGACTAAAACAAAGAAAAAGTATGAAGACGAAAGCATTTCTCAACAATCAGGTGCAGAAGGAGATGCAGCGGAAAGCACTGGACTTTGGCACTTATTACCTACCACCTATGGGCTATGCTAACGGCTACGTGGCGGTGCCGCCAGAGCATCCTCTGTACGGCAAGGACTACAACTACGTGGACATTGACGTGTGGGGAGGACTTACCTTCGCCGCCGTGCGCTCCGACTGCGAGTGGGATGCGGAGTGCATCAAAATGATTGACGGCGGTACCTTCGCAGACATTCCGCAGAACTGGTGGGTGTTCGGCTTTGACACTATGCACTTCAACGACGGCCCTGAGCACAATCGCGAATGGTGCATCCGCGAGACGAAACGCTTGCAGGAGCTGTTGGAGAAAATCGGAAAGGAGGGCTGATTATGGCAGAAATCATTAACATCCCCAACCTCGGCGAGGCAAGACTTCCGCTGAATGAGTACGACAAGATGCGTGACCGCATCCGGGAACTGGAGGAGGACAACGATCGGCTGGTGGAAATGCTCGACCATGTTTGCGAGGAGAACAAGGTTCGGGTGCGTCGGCAGATTATCAGGATAACGGAACTGACCACTAATCCCCGTGCCCTCGGACAGAAGGAAATCATCGAGGACAAGCTGGTGAACATGAAGGACATCACCGACGAATTGGACGAGAAACTCCGTGCTCTCGAAAAGGAATGCAAAGAGAAGCGCGAGGCATTGAAAAGTGAGAACAAGAGTATCAGTAAGGCACTCGAACAATGCCAGCGCATGAAGTTTGAACTGGAGCAGGAAGTGGACCGTCTGAAGCATCGCGGATGGTGGAGCAGATTGTGGAACAAGTAAAACAACAAGGAGTGCGCTTTGCGCAGAAATCCAACAAATCTATACAAATCTTACAGAAACGATTTTGTTTGATTTTGAAACGATTTGAAAGATTTCTTTGCGAGTAAAGCGAGTAAACTCGATAACTCGCCGCAAGGCGACTAAAAAGAAAAAGGATTATGAAAAAGATAATGTTCAATGACAAGTACGGACTGACGGAGGCGGTACTGGAAAAGAGAAAGACGATGACGCGGAGGGTGGAGCGTATAGACTTTTATCCAGGCAGTCGGGAAGAACAAATCGAGAAGTTCTGCAAGCGCAGTGCGACAGACACAAAAGGGAGACAAGTGTGGTTGGGATTTGACAACAAGGGAAATTGGATTGCCCAACTTATCTCTCACTATGCGATTGACGAAGAGATTGCGGTGGCACAGAAGTATCGTGATTTACGTGACATCATCGGCGATGTTCACGATGGCCAGTCCATTAAGTTTGCGAAAGGCTGGTCGAACAAGATGTTTGTTTGTGCAGACCTTATGCCCCATCGGATCCGCATCACCGACATCAAGGTGGAGCGGCTGCAGGACATCAGCGACGAGGACTGTCTGAAAGAAGGGATATACGAAGATGCAGAAGAGCATGGAGGATTATACACTACCCCATTCTATGATTTCCTCGGGAATGAAGAAGACGGATTTTATGAACCTCGCGCCGCCTTCGCCGCCCTCATCGACAAGGTGAGCGGAAAGGGCACATGGGAGCGGAACCCGTGGGTGTTCGTCTATGAGTTTGAACTGATAAAATAAAACAACGAATTGAAACAGATTAAATCTCTCGGGATGATAGTACACAGACCTACCTGCAGGCTATCTGAAAGCGGAAACGCAAAGTCGAGCGCATGGTCTTGAAGCGCGAGGTAATGGCGGTTTTGTGGTTGGAATCCACACCGGGAGATTTTTATGAAGAATAAAACAAACAATACCCTATGCTTTGCCATCGGCAAAACCTTTCTGCGATTTCTGCGATTTCTGCGGGACATTAAAACAAAACGACCTATGAAAAAATCAAAATCAATCAGGCTGGGCATGGACATCGCCCAGGCTTACCACGAAATAATGAAGGCGGACGAGCCGACCTTCTGCAACTTCAATGGCGTGTATCTCTACGGCGGTTGCAAGACACCGCCGCATGAGTGCGCCGACAAACAGAGTATGCGCACGATGCTTGCAGGGATGGCAATGCAATCCCTGCTGTCAAGTCCGCTATGGCTCAACAAGCTCGACAACAAGATTGCCGAGGCGAAACTGCTCTACCCTACCATCGCTACGATGGCAGTCCAGCAAGCCGACGCGCTGCTGAGGGAACTGAACAAGGAAACCACGAATTAACGAATCTTTCATAAAACATCAAGCAACTATGAACGAGAAAGAAAAAGATGCCCTGCTGAAATATGCAGTCGCAGCCATTGACGTAATCAAGGCGCAATTTGATACTGAAGTCATCAGGAACTACGAGATACCGACACTTGTGAACACGAAAACGGGCGAAGACATAGGATTCGGAGTAAAGATGCAACTCAGCACCAGCTATGACTACGACGAGGAACTGCTGACCGAGTGGAAGCGGTTGCTGAAGGCTGACTATTGGTATATCAGCGTAAAACGGAACCAGTTGCACATCACATTCAAGGTGAGATATAAGAAGGATGGCAAGCAATGAGAACATCGTGGCGGAACTGAACGAGGAATTGAAATCTTTGTAAACAACAAACGTAAAATTATGGCACAGAGAAAAGTGACATTGAAAGTAGGCGACCGTTTCCAGCAGGCATGGAAGGGCTGCAAGGAACCGATGTGGTTCAAAGTGCTGGCAATAGACCGTGAAGGCAACCGCCTCCGTGTGGAGTGTCACAGTCCCCGTGGGTATGGTTGGGAAGAAACTTGGGACGACCTCGATGTGACGGAAAACGCTTTTAGTATTGGTGAATATAAAATGATGGAAGTATGACACCTTCTACAAAGAAAATAGAAAAGTTCTTGCTGAAATGCTCAGCCGTCTTACAGGTGACGGTAATCATTTCCTGCATCCTGGTGATGATGCTCTTTCCCGATTTTCGCTTTCACCCCTTCGTGGTGCTGTGCTATGCAGCCACCGTCTTGTTTAATAATTTATCACGAATGGGCCACAAATGATTTCTGCGATTTCTGCCCTTTCTGTAGGACAGAGATAAACACGAATTATCACGAATCGCTCACGAATTATCATAAAACTAAAGTAACAGACAATGAAAGTACGTGAATACATAGAATATCTGAAAACGCTTGACCAAGATAAGGGTATCTGGATTTCCTACGATGGAGGAAATGAAGAAGAACATGGGTACACAAACGGCATTTTCGATCCAACAGTGGACGAAGAAACTGTTAAAGCACCTCTTGCTGAATACGTGAATAAATGGATCAGGGAAGATGTAAGAGAAGGTGATTATCTGATTAGTGTTGGCTGATGTGACAGAACGTAGGGTCCAATGATTAACCTGCACGAAGAAGCCCTCGTCATCCATTGGATGCGACTGGCAGCGGAAGCGCTGACCGACAGACCGCCGCACTTCATCTGCAACGACCTGACACTGCCGAAGCGGCTGTCCGTCGAGCAGCAGACATACCTCATGCTCGAACTCATTGCCCGCGAACCGCGTCCATTCGTGGAGTACCTGGAGAGTGGCAAGAACCATCTCCGACGCGCCGAGGTCGTGGGCAACGGCACCAAGAAATCGCCTTACAAGGCACAGTGGAGGAACGACTACTATAAAAATTGAAAGATTATGCGCATCGGACTTGTTGACATTGACGGACACGCCAAGAAGAAGGCGGAACGTGGTCGCGCAATGACGAAGAATAACAAAACCACGGATTAAACGGATTAAACGGATTATGATACTGCACAGATTTATGTCGGAGCGCGAGTTTGATCGCTTCAAAAACGGTGAGGTCTTAGGAAACAACACCGACCACCACAAGAGCGGCAAGCATACCGACAGCGTTGGCTTCTGCTTCTTCCCCGAAGAACCCGACGACGCTATCCGTTGGCTCTCGGGCATCGTTACTGACGATGTGTGCGCCACCTTCGACGTACCCGAACACTTGGTGCGCAAGTCACGCGGCACCTACTGCGACGACGACGCATCGGACAACTCGCTCGGCGCGGTGCTGGAAGACCTCTTCTCAGCCATGATGGGCGGCGAGATGGAGAATACCGTGCTGATGGAGAAGGTGGAGTATTGCTGCACGGAGTACAGCAACGAGACGTTCCGGCTACTGAGCTACAAGTACAGCGAGAAAATCATTACCCAGCATCGGGTGAAAGCCGAGTGGGAGTGCCCGAAGGAGGAGCTGCCAGAGGGAGTGCTGCTGCAAGGCACGGCGTCGGGATTCTATGGAACAAGGATTTTCTATCTGCTTAAACAGGCATTGAAAAAGACTCCGCTTAACAGGGGCAATATATCGTTCGGCTGCGAGTCCCCATTGTGCTGGTACATCACACTCCCCGACGGACGGATCATCAGCGAGGGCGACACCGTGGAGGTGCATGACGACGGCATCATTCTCATTAACGGTAAGCTCTACACCAAAGACTTCCCCGGGTTGAGTTTCAACACAGGCTGCTTCCCCGGTGACGCTCACTGGCTGCTGCAAGGGAACGGAGGGGACAGTTTGGAGATGCCCGAATCGCTATACAGGAAATACGAAGCCGCAATGCGGGAAGGGAGATAACTTGAAAACTACGAATTTTACAGATTAAACGAATTAAATTTATGCCAAATGATTTCAGAAACCGTCTGACGCTCCGAGGTGAGCGTCAGACATTGGAGAAAGTGTTCGACTCCATCCGCACGAAGGGAGCGTTTAAGGATGGCAGCGACAGAGTGTTTGACTTCGACAAGGTGATACCAACGCCCGATGACCTGTACATCGAAAGCAATTCAGGTGCGGAAACAGTCGTGCTGCTCTATATGCGGCAGGCTGGATTCGTGTTTGCCTCGCCCTACGACCGAATGGTGAAAACGGAACTGGAGCGTTATGAGAAATGGGACGACGAGACAAAGGCAAAGATGACGAAACTGGCGCGTCAGTATCTCGCCAACATCGCCAAGTATGAGTACCCGAACTGGTATTCATTCCACACCGACAAATGGGGAACCAAGTGGAACTCCTACGGTGCCAACGTCCGCAACGACGACTCGCTGGAGTTTGAGACAGCCAACGGCTACCCGAAGCCCGTGGTGGAGGAACTGTCGAGGAAATGGCCCAACGTGGAGTTTGACCTGACGGCAGCCGACGAGAACATCGGCTCTTACACCATCAAAGGCACGTTCAAGAACGGCGTGTTTGACGGTGTGGAAGAGCACCGCACACCCAAGGCTTTCGACATTGCGTTTGAACTGTTCCCTGAATGCAAAGAGAACTATCGGCAAGAAGAAGACGGAACGTGGTCGTACAATGACGAAGAATAACAAAACCACGGATTAAACGAATGACGATTAAAAACCTACTCTACCTGATGGCTTCGGCTGCGGTTGGGATGGCAGATGCCGCAGAGCATCGGCACATGCCGGATGAACCGCCACTGCCTAAACACACTTGCAAAGATTGTTGTTTCTTTCCGTGTGGTACATATTGCAAGCAAGTGAAACATCACGTAAACAAACAGACACCTGCAAATGGGTGTGCATATTTTAAGGAGAAATAGATTATGGCACAAGAAAACAACCCTACACCCGGCGAGTGTGTCACCCTTACGAAGGAGCGATACCAGGAACTGCTGGAATATGAGCGCATAGGACGATGGGCAGTCGATGTCATCACCGTGGCGACCTTGGACGACATTCTTGGAAATGTCGCGAAACTGAAAGAACTGTCAAACGATGCCAAATGCAAGGCGATACAAGCCGCCTTTCAGGAGGCACTAAAAGGAAAGGGATAGAACTATGGATTTTGAAAAGAAAAAAGAAGTGGCAAAGATACTCGTCCGCTCCATCATGAACACGATGATGGAACAAAATGTACCACTCGAAGATTGTGTTGAGATTATAGGAATAACTGTCGCATCAATATGTGGCGGAGCACCTGCGCCTCTTGAACCAAGAGTTCTGATTGCATCATTCCTCGCATCATTCTCAGCGACACTTAGTACTGGATTAAAAAATCACGGAGGGTTAACGTATGGGGCTGAAAGCAAAATTTGATTCACTCTAACTGACCAATGCCCTACCGACCCGTCGGGTGTGGCGCTGTATCACAGCGCCTTCTCAACCCAACAAAAAGACCAACTTAAATGATTCTAATGATGACAAACAAAATCCAACTGAAAGTAGCAAAACGCCTCCGTTGCGGATGGAAGATCTTCTATGAGCCTGAAGAGCGCGAGGCATACCGCCATAAATGCAAGCACTATCACTGGGCGTTCTGCAAAAAGGGATACTATTGCTTCACATTCTCTGACCCCCGCCGTCGAATAATCGACACCATGCGGTTGGGTTGCACACCAAATGTGGAATGCCCTATTCTGAAGCGATGGGACACCCGACACGGCCTGAAGTTCCGATTCCATGGGGTTGAAAACTACCTCGAATTTTTGGACTTGTAACTATGACTATCGGACTTGTTGACATTGACGGACACGCCAAGAAGAAGAAATGGGGTGCGACGGTTTATCCGAACCTGGCGCTGTGCAAGATTGCACGGTGGCATAGGCAGCAGGGCGATGAGGTGGAGTGGGCTGTGCCGTTCCTGCACTACGACGTGGTGTATATGGCTAAGGTGTTTAATTTCTCGCCCGACGACCTGACCTACTACGATGCCGACCGCATCGTGCGGGGTGGCACGGGCTACGACATCCACAGCCAACTGCCCGACGAAATAGACCGGCTGCAACCCGACTACTCCATCTACCCGAACATTCCGAAGGACACCGCCTACGGGTTCCTCACACGTGGCTGCCCGAACAAATGCCCGTGGTGCGTCGTGCCTCGCAAGGAAGGCGGGATTCGCCCCTATATGGGCTGCGACGAGATAGCCATTGAGGGAAGGCAGAAGCTGGTGCTGATGGATAACAACATCCTTGCGGCGGGAGACTGTGCCATTGAGCAGCTGGAGAAAATCATCCATCGTGGCTATCGCGTGGACTTCAACCAAGCCCTCGATGCCCGACTGGTCGATGACCGCTTTGCCCGTCTGCTGGCACAGGTCAAGTGGATAGACCGACGCATCCGTTTCGGTTGCGACACGCACGGACAGATTGCCGAGTGCGAACGGGCCATCAGCCTGATCAACAGCTACGGCTACCGTGGCGAATACTTCCTCTACACGATGATTGGCGGCAAGTCCGACTTCCGCGAATCGTTTGAGCGTGTCAACTACTGGTGGCAACGCAATCAGGAACTACGACGAAACCACAAACCAAACATCTACGCATACGCACAGCCTTATCGAGATCCGGACCATCCCAAATTTCAGCCTCCCCAATGGCAAAAGGACATGGCAGGTTGGGCCAACAAAAGGGCCCACTTCGTCGCCCATAGCTTCGAGGATTTCGAGCCTCGCAAGGGTTTCCGCTGCGAGTGGTATGTGAAGAATTTGATGTAAAAAACCGGCATTGCCTTAACACGTCCGACGGGTTATGTTAAGAAATTGCGGATTCTTTAACACGTGAAAAGAATATGTAGCACAAAAAGTTATCTAAAATCACAAAACAATGGAAGTAAAGAAGTTTAGAAAATTCAAGAATGGCATTGTCTATGCCTTGGCGTTAGACGACGGCAAACTGATTGAGACGACGGACACGTTTCTGCCTTACTACACGAAGGACGCGATAGGCAGGAAACAGAACAAGTTGGATGACGAGAACCTTGGCGACCGCACAGAGCGGTGGATGATTGGCGTCTCCACAATGAGCGGTTGTCCTGTGAGGTGTAAGTTCTGCGCGACAGGAAACATGAAGCAGGGGTGGCGCAATCTGACAGCCGACGAGATTGTGGCACAGGTGGACTTCGCTGTTGGGCGGGCCGGAGCCAACCCCGAAAAGGCTATGGAGTTCAAGATAAACTACACTCGCATGGGTGAACCGTTTTTGAACATCGAGGCAGTGAAAGAGGCTATCCGCAGAATCACGGAAAAGTACCCGAACACGCACCACTACGTTTCGACCATCGGAGTGAAAGATAGCGATTTCTCGTTTGTCGAGGGTAACGTGACGCTGCAAATCAGTCTGCACAGTTTCGACGAACAACACCGCGACTGGCTGATACCTTACAAGCGAAAGATGAACATTGAGGAACTGGGGCAGATCCGCACACGGAGCAATCTGAAGACCACCATCAACATGACGCTTATAAAGGAAAGTGACTTCGATGGAGAGAAATTGCGCAGATACTTCGACCCTCAGTATTTCTTCGTAAAACTTTCACCCATCAACCCCAATGAGGTGTCCGAGAAAAACGGATGCGGAGAGGGTGTGATTGAGGGCGTAAACCTCGTATGATTATGGGACACAGGAAGGACATATTCCGCTATCGCATCATCACGAACCTGAATTGCAACATGAACGAGAGCACGGGGCCGAATGGCAACTGCTATTTCTGCTACCAGAAGATGAAGGCTCCGCTGTCACTCGACATCGACAAGTGCCATGAAACTATGCGAAAGATAGGGGTGCTGCGCCGCGCCACCATCATGGGCGGCGAGGCGATGCTGAACCGCCAGTTGTGCGACTTCATCCGATTGGCGCGTGAGCATGTGACCAACGATGTATGCCTTGTGACTAACGGCATACTGCTGAACGGAGAACGGGCACAGCAGATGAAGGATGCAGGGCTGACGGAGGTAGCCATCAGCGTATCGTCATTGGAACAATACCAGCGACGGCGCGAGGCGGCTCTGATATGCAAGAATATCATCAGGAACACTCGCATCAACATTCCGAAATGCAAGGAGAGCACGGGCGACAAGTTGGTAGAACTGCTGAAACAGGTGCTCACCGACGGCTTCTACTGCGTGGTATGCGAGGACTTGCAAGGTCGCTACGGCGACTTCGACTTTCAGCAGAAGATGGACACCATGAAGATAAAGGACGACGGCTTCGGATTCTACGACTACATGTGGAACGGCCACCAGTTCGGAGTCTTCGGCAACTATTCAAAGTATAACAACTGCGACATCATCATCACACCACTGGGCAACTTCTGCAACTGGGAGAAATATTGCGCAAGGGTGGAGAATGTGAGCCTGTCGCGCAAGGAAAGCACCTGCGACCGTGAAACGATTGAAGGTTGATTTCGGATGCGGTTACAATCCGCTGCCGGGTTACAAGAAATGTGACGTGACCACCAGCCCGACGCTCGACTGCCAATACGACGGACGAGACAGCATTATCGGGCTGGAGCCTCACACGGTGGACGTGTTCAACGTGAGCAAC